GGCCACAGAGCCATGGCTTGGTGAGTATGGTGAATGCTATGATTGTGATGGCAAAGGTTACAAATATCATGATGATGAAGTCAATCAGAGAATTGATGACATTGACTCCTTGATTGAGGGCATGATGATCAGGCTTGCTGATATGAGCAAGATGGCAATGGAGTGCAAGAGAGGAGGACTTGACAACCTGGTGAACAAGTACACCAATAGAATGGATACTTGTTCAAGAGGCCTTGCAAGATTGAAGGCGTACAGAACTAAATTGATTGCATTATGAGAAAGTTTATTCCAAGAGATGCAGATCAAAGGGAGTTTGTGATTTGTATTGTTGTCATCCCTGTGATGATATTACTCACCATTTTAGCCGCAACATTATGAGTTCAGCTGATTATGAATACTGGTGGCAAAGGTCAGGCAGATTCAATATGGAACTATTTAATAACTATTTAAGAGCAAAGAGAAATGCAGAATTTCAAAGTAACATACAAAGTAAAGGATGGCAAATGGATCAAGTTGACCAGGATCATCCAAGCCAACAGCCCAGAGGATGCTGTCAAACGCATGGACATGTGGCCTCCGTTAATAATTAAAGTTGAGAGAGATGGAAAGATTTAAACAATACAGAGTATGGCTTGAGGATTCAGTTGAGCCAGAAGGTGGATTCTGGTGGCATTGCTACCTTGACAATAATGGATGCTTGCAAGATTACAATCATCCTGATGATGAGCCAGACACATTGCAATGGTACCTTGATCATGGATACAAAGTGGAGGAGCTATGAAAAGAGAATTCCTCCTCAACTTGATTGACAAGTACAATCTTGCCAACAACAATAGACAAGAGTCAGAATGTTACAAGAGATACTATCTTTATTACTTGCTATCCAGGACAGGAATGGGGTGCAGTTCCATTGGCAGAGCATTTGGAAAGGACCATGCAACAGTATTGTATGGCATCAAGCAACACAAGAAATGGTACAAGCTCAAGGATCAGAGATATATGGACACAATCAAGCAATTGATGGATGAGCTCCTGATGTTTGAATGTGAAATGCAATACATTCCAGTGACCATCAAAAAAAGAGGTGTGAACTATGACATCACTTTCACACTGGAGATTGACAAAGATATGGCACAATCATTTGAAGGTCAAACAACTCTGAATGAGATAGTTGCAAAGTTTATTGAAATCAATACTTTAAGTAAGGTGTGAACTGTGAAAGGGATTTCACACCTGATAAAAGAGAAAATTAAAAGACATTAAAAAAACTATTTTTTTCTCCAGGTGTGAAATTTTCACACTAAGGCTCTGAAAGCCTTATAAACATTAGAAAATAGGTGTGAAATTAGGTGTGAAATTAGGTGTGAAATTTAGTGTGAATTTCACAGTAAACTAGAAAAATAAAAAAAATGAATCAAGAATCAAATTATTGTTATATTTGCAACATGCCACCACAAATTAATCAAGATATTTTTTGCCCTGTCATTGAAGGATCAGCTGTGGTGGCACCTGGATATGGTGGGGCATTCCTATTTGATAAACCATGCTAATACCATTAACACATGCCAAGAAACTTATTGACATTGGATATTCTCTCATTGTCTCTGATGATCTAAAAAGACCAATTGGATCCTGGAAAGAATGTCAAGAAAAGGCATTCACCAAGGAACAATTTGAACAGAAATACTATTCTGACAAGGCTAATTATGTTGGCTTTCTGACTGGATACAATGAGATTGAGGTCATTGATGTGGATCTCAAAGTATTCGCAACTCTCAAAGAGCAGAATGATTTCTGGAATGAATTCCTCCAGTTACTCAAAGACAACATTGATGACTTTGATCTCAAGTTCACAATTTACAAGACAATCAATCAGGGATATCATATCCTATACAAGACCAAGAATGTGCAAGGCAACACCAAGATTGCAAGACTCAAGGACCATTCAGAGGCTGTGATTGAATCAAGAGGAAAGGGAGGATATTGTGTTGTGTACACTAACAACATCACAGAGCTCACATACTTGGATGTCAAGCATATCTCAGACAAGGACAGAGAAATACTCTGGACAATTTGCAAGATGTACAACTGGACTGGTGATGAAGAGGTGAAAGAGGAAGTAACTGAGCAATATGAAAGCACATTAACACCTTGGCAAGATTACAATGAGAGGGTGTCAATATGGGATATCATCTCTGATGATTTCACAATTGTCTCAAAGACTCATGACAAAGATATCATCAAGAGAAATGGAGGAACATCTCCTCATTCTGGATATATTTACAGGAACACTGGATGCATGTATCTATTCTCAACAGGCACAATATATCCTCATGAGCAGTTGATCACACCATTCAAGGCATACACATTTAAATGTCATAACGGTGATTTCACAGCATCAGCAAGAGAGATATATGCTCAAGGATATGGAGCCAGGAAAGAGAAAAAAATTAAGATACAACCTATTGAGCTCAAGACTAATGTTCAAAGAGTGCAATTTCCTATTGATATTTTTAGCGAGGAGATCCAGCAATACATAATCCAAAGCTCTCAGACTCTTGGACTCTCCATTGATTACATGGGCTGTGCATTCCTTTGGTCCATGTCAGTTTGTATTGGTAACTCATTCATTGTTGAAATCAAACCAGGATGGAGAGAGACAGCAACATTGTGGCTTGCTGTTGTCGGAAAGCCAGGAATCGGTAAGACACCAAGCTTAAATCAGATTATCTTTCCATTGCAGAAATTGAATATAAGAAAGCAAAAGGAATTTCAGAAAGAATATGCCAAATATGTTGAGTATGACAGGCTTGATAAGGATGCCAAGAAATATGCTGAGGAGATAAAAAAGCCAAGATCAGAACAGTTCATTGTTGGTGATATCACACTGGAGGCATTGATTGACTTGCATGAAACCAATCCAAATTGCATTGGAGTATTCAAGGATGAGCTTGCTGGATGGTTTAAAGACATGAACAAGTACAGAGCTGGATCAGATCTTGAATTCTGGTTGTCATCCTGGAATGGTCAGAGCATATCTCTGAACAGAAAAACATCCAAGAGTGCATTTGTTGACAAGCCATTCATTCCTGTCATTGGAGGTATTCAACCAGATATCTTTGAGCAATTTGCAACAGGAGTGAACAAGGAGAATGGATTCATTGACAGGATGCTGATAAGCTATCCAGAGCTATCTGTTGAGAAATATAACACCAATGTTCTTGATTATGAATTGATGTCATGGTATGAGAATTTTATGATCAGACTCAAGGAATCAATTGCCAAGAACTTTTTTAGAACTGATGAGAAAGGTGAGATCATTCCTCATGTCACAAGATTCTCTCATGAGGCCAATGAGCAATGGATCAGAATACATGACAAGATATCTGAGATGCAGAATTCAGATGATGAAAATGAATATATGAAATCAATGTTGCCAAAACAAAAGAGCTACATTCCAAGATTCGCAATGATATTGAATATTCTTATAAGCTCAGAGGATGGATCAGATGCCTTGTCAATATGTGAGGAGGCGATATTGAGAGCTGAGAGGCTAAGTGATTACTTTGTCAATATGAGTAAACTTGTCAAGCAAGATGCTCAAGAGAAGGCAGATCTAAGGAAATTGGCAAGTCATGGCACAAATAAATATGAGCAATTCCTGGCAATGTATCAATCAGATCCTGAACTGAACAGAACAACAGCATCAGAGATTCTCCAGGTGAGCAGAAGGACAGTGATAAATTGGATAACTAAAATAGAGAAAAAATGAAACAGACAGCAGTAGAATGGTTGGTTGATAAATTAGAAATATTTGCAACTGAACAAGAAATGAATATTATTGAACAAGCCAAAGTAATGGAGAAGGAGCAGATAGAAAATGCGTATGTATATGGTGCTGCTTATGGAATTGATGTGCCAAATAATTTAATTCCTAACACATACTACAACGAAACCTTTAAATCAGAGTAACGGAAAAGCATTGGCGTTTGTTGCCGATGCACAAAGTTTGATTAGAATTACAAATGTTTAAATTATAAATAAAATGTCAAACGAAAAACAAAAAGGCAATAACGCCAATGTAGTGTTAGGTGCAGTACGGGTTAGAATGATGGACTATATGGTTCACTTCAAAACAGATGCACACACTTTAGAATTTGAAGTATATCCTGTGCAGGATTGGGAGCATTTACCAACTGGCAAAAAAGGATTTAGCTACATAGACAAAGAGAATGAGCCCGATGATAGAGAGATATTTGAAGAAGGTAAATGCTTGAAGAAATTTGAAGGTTCATTTTGCTGGCGAGGTGTTTGGGAAGGTCGATTGTATTTTACTGATGAAGAATATTGGGGAGAAGAAATTTCTGAAATGTCGGAGTTATATAATAACCACATAGTTACTTGGTGCAAAGATTTCATTAAGAAACGAGAACCTTCAAATTATTACGATGAGTAGTATTGCACCTAACGTATCGGCGGTTGTTGTCAGTGGCGACAATTCACCACAAAACTGAAATAGAATTACTAACTTTTAAATAACAATAAAATGCCAAACGAAGAACAAAACCAGCCATTGCAACAACCACTTGTTAGCGGTTCGTTGCTGGAAGAAATTAGACAAGCCTTTGCAGATTATTACGCAAGTGAAGGATGTAGCTGTTGCCAAGATATTGAACCACACGAAAAGGCTTCATTAAGGCTTGGCGAATTGCTTGGTGCAAAAATGTATGAAGATGGTAGTGGTGTTGATTGGTATGCGTATCGGTCTAAGCAATGACCGCTAACACCAAAGCAGGTGAAGTTTTAATTTCACTTGCTGACTGTTATCCGCAGTTTTAATTGCGGAAGTTATTAACCTTTAAATCAGAATAGAATGAGCAGTGAAGATATTGGATTTTGTATTGTTTATGGAGCAATTAGTGTTTCAGGATTTTGTATAGCAATTCACTATTGGTATTACCAATTATTTAAAAAAAGAAATAAAAACCTTTAAATCAGAATAAGATGAAATAGTCAGGTGGCGGAATGGTAGACGCTGAGTAGGAATGAGTAGACCCGTAAGGGCGTAAACATTTCGATTGCGGATAGCGCACTCAAAAAACAATTAAAAGGTTCCGATACGAGGGCGCATACAGGTTCGAATCCTGTCCTGACTATTTTTTTTATTAACCTTTAAATCAGAATAAGATGGAAAAAAAATACTTTATTATTGAGGTCGGAGAGGATATGCATGAGACAATTCTCTTTGATATTATGGATAAGCTAAAAGAGGAAGGTCACTACTTTGTAGCTAATTGCACAACAAATGCAAATCAATTTGATGTCAAGAGAGTGACAGAGGATGAATTCAATAAATTCACTGATTATGAACAAAGCCAACAGAGATAAACTCAAGGCCCTTGAGCTTGAGCAACTGAAAGAGAGATATCCATCCATGAGAGAGGAGATGATTCCATTGACTGACTGGAAAGATAATTCAGCCAACAACCTGACCAAGTGCATTATCTTTTGGATCAAGGCAATGTCAGGACAAGCTGAGAGAATCTCCAATCAAGGGCAATACAGAGCTGGCAACAAGATACAAGTTGGTGATACATTCAAGCAACTCCCTGGCAAGTGGACTCCAGGAACAGGCACCAAGGGCACAGCTGATATCTCAGCAACCATCAGAGGCCGATCAGTTAAGATTGAGGTGAAATATGGCTCAGACAGGCAATCAGATGCTCAGAAAGCATATCAACAAGATGTTGAGAGAGCTGGAGGAACATATTACATTGCAAAAGATTTTGACTCTTTTGTACTTTGGTATGAAAGTTTTTCATTACATTTGTAAAAATTAATAACATCATATATGGAAAATCAATTAAATTTTGACATCCCATCAACATCAGAGAAGTTGAGGGCAAAGAAAGCTGATCCAGTTACTGGAATCAGTTTGTACAGCAAGCTCCACAGAGCAAAGCTGAGCATTGGAAAGGTTGTTAAGAATGCAACGAATCCACATTTCAAGAAATCATATGCAGATATCAATGCTCTCCTGGAGACTGTTGAGCCAATCTTGCATGAGAATGGCCTGTTGTTATTGCAACCAATCCATGACACAGTGCTTGTGACTCAGATTATTGACATTGATTCTGGTCAGATGATTGAATCATGGTTGTCATTGCCATTGATTACAGATCCACAAAAGATGATCAGTGCAACAACTTACTATCGGAGGGCAACATTACAGGCAATCCTGGCATTGCAAGCTGTGGATGATGATGGCAAAGAGGTGTCAAATAGCAAGAAAGAGCTGCCATCAATAACTGATGAGAGATTCTCAAGTGCTCTTGCTGCCATTAAAAAAGGCACATACACTGTTGAGTCATTGAAAGAAACGTACAAACTAACACCAGAACAGGAGGCACAGTTATGATATTTAGATGTTCATCATTACCAAAGCTCATGACTAATCCAAGGAAAAAGTCTGAGAGTTTATCAGAGACAGCCAAGAGTTTATCAGAGACAGCCAAGAGCTACATCAAGCAATTGGCAAAAGAGAATTTCTATGGATATACCAGCAAGGTTGAGACCAAGCAAATGAGAAAGGGCACAGAGTATGAAATGGAATCCATTGCTCTGGTCAATTCAGTTTGGTTTGGTAGCAACTTTGTCAAGAATCAATTGAGAGAGAATCAAGGATATCTCTCAGGACATCCAGATATCATCACTGATGATTCCATCATTGACATCAAAACATCCTGGAGCCTTGAGACCTTTCCAGCCTTGCCAGAGGATGCTGATTCCTATGAATGGCAAGTGAGAGGATATATGCACCTGTTCAACAAGCCAAGAGCATTTGTGATCTTTTGCATGATTGACACAGATGATGAGCTCTTGAGTGACTGGGACAATAGAGATATTCACAAGGTATCTCATATTGATCCAACCAAGAGAATCACTGTGGTACAATATGAGAGAGATGAGATGAAGGAGGAGTTGATGCTCTCCAGATTGAGAGATGCATCAGAGTTTTATTCACAATATATGCAACAATTAAATAATAAATAAATGACAAACTACACACAGCTCAGAGAGCATTGTAAAGATATGAGCATGGATGAGCTTGTATCATGGATTCAAGAGACTCCAGGACATTATCAGAATCTCACATCACTATGGTCATACATTCATGATCAAGTTGATAATATCCAAGATTACAGAGGAGCAGCACATCACAGAGAAATATGGTCAAGCATTTACAAATTTCTTGACTTAGATCTCAAAGGAAAGAAAGTTCTGGACCTTGGACCAGGAAGTGCTGAGAGTTTGATTGTTGCAAAAGATCTTGGTGCATCTCAATGCTTGTTCATTGACAATGATCCAGTGATATTCAGATTCTGTGAGCTCCTTGGTTTTAAGGGATATTACAACGACTATCGAACACAAAGGCCATCAGTTGATGCTGTTGATTATGTTGTGGCAAAAGGCTCCATCAATTCTGATGAGTGGACCAACAACAAGATTGATATCAACAAATTCCTTCAATGGGTTGAAAGTTTTGCTGAGAATGTAATCATCACACCAACATACCAAAAAGGAGAGACCATTGATGGATGGGATTATACTTGTGTCGGAGAGCACAGAGAGAGATATCTCAATGGACCAATACACAACACATTCCTCAATAGAGGATATCAACAAGTCTATGTTGATGGTCATAACCATCAGTACAGATTTCCATTCACTTATTGTAAATTAAAATAAAATAAATATGAGTTATGAAGTAAAGGGCATCTTGCATGTCAAGGGAGCAATCCAAAAGAGATCAGAGAAATTCTCAACAAGACAATTCACAGTCAAGACAATGGATGACAAATATGAGCAATTCATCACATTTGAGTTGCTCAATGACAGAACAGATCTGATTGATGCATTTGGTGTTGGTGAGGAGGTAACGGTGTCATTTAATCTCAAAGGCAGAGAATGGCTCAGCCCAAAAGGTGAAGTCAAATATTTTAACACATTAGAGGCATGGAAAGTGCAAGGCATTTTTTAATTGCCCTAAAAGATGGAGAGAGTATCAAGGACTGGATGATTCGAGAAACTCTCTCCAGGCTTTCCAGGAGATACAAGGCCATTCACTTGGCCGAGGACCTTGCTGTCAATCCATCCAAGATCCACAGATTCCTCACTGGCAAGAATGTCAATGATGACTTTTATCAGAGATGGTTTTCTTGGTATGTTAAAAAGCAATAACTTAGTGATGTGGAATTCTGGAAAAAAGAGGCTTATATCATCGCAAACAAGATCACAGGAGGAAATCACCTTCACCATGACCTTGTGCCCCATGTCTATCTACTATTGGCAAAGCTCGACATCAAGCCACAGGATTTGCCTCGTGTATTCGCCAGGTGGGCATACAACCAATACAACTGGAAAGAATCAAAGTTCAACCAGCTGTACAGAGGATCAGTGCCCATCCCAGAAGGATTCGACAAAATAGCAGAGGATGATGTGTACAATGAGAGTCAATACCAACAGATCCTGGATGCTTACCTTGAGCAATCTCCTGACAATGATGAGGAGCTGTTCTGCAAAGAGATCACCAAGATGAGACTCATGGGCATGACTTACCGAGAAATCAAAGGCCTCACAGGAATCAACCTGGATACTATCAACAAAGCAATAAATAAATTTAAACATGATATACATAATTCCTCTTTTATCAGTGGGGATTGCCAGAGCTCTCCAGAGTTTTGCAATGCCCAACATCAAACCATTTAATTGTCAGAGCTGCATGTCATTCTGGACAACAGTAGCAATCTTTTCCTTGTATGAATGGAGGCTCTGTGCCCTTGGCTTCCTCTCTTATCTAATCAGTGACTTAATCTTGATTTATGAAAATAAGTAACGAGCTCCAGACACAAGTGGACAGATATGTCAAGACCAGATCCTTTGCCTTGGATGGGCCTCTCAAGAGAGAGCTGGCTCAATGGTACAAATATGCTGGATATGGCACACTGAACATCGGCTGTGCAACATGCATCCGTAATGCTATGCAGAAACTCAGCAACTATTATCTGACTGAGATGGCACCAAAGAGCCCAAAGATTCATTTCATTGGAGTCAAGCAAGAGTCAATCACAGCCATGACCTTCAATCAACTCAAGGCAGAGGCCAAGAGGAGAGGCATCAACATGCCAAACACATCAACCAAGCAAGACTTAATACAAGCCCTCTCATGAAACTTTGTGCTCCAATCCCTGTTTTTGGCCGTTTTCCTCTTGTCAGACTCACTATCTCCAGATTGATAAGGCAAGGAGTCATTCCGATAATTATGGGCCATGAGAGAGAAGCTCTTGACATTGCCAATGAATTGGATGTTGAGTTCATATCAATCAGCAATGATCCTCTTGGCAACAAGTGGAATGCTGGATTCATGGCTTGCAAGAGTTACAATCCTGATGGAGTCATATTCATGGGCTCCTCTGACTGGGCATCTGATGATTACATTCAATCAGTCAGTGATGCTCTCAATGACTTTCCATTCATTGGAATGCTTGGCTGTCACTTTGCTGATGTGTCTGATGAGGTGAGACTGGTCCATTGGCCAGGATATGCCAAAGGCCAACGACAATATGAGCCAATAGGAATTGGCAGAGTGCTCAGATCTGATCTCCTTCAAAAAATAAACTGGCAACCATTTGATCCAAGACTATCATCAGGGCTCGATTGGTCAATGTATCTCAAGACCATCAGACTCGTTGATGAGATTGCTGTGATCAAGGATCAGGAGAAAGATGTCAGACTCTTGTCAATTAGTACAGATAAATGGACCAACAAGCATAAATTCTCAGATCATTGGTCAGGAGCTCTCAAGTCAACACATATGAACAATGAGCTGTTGAAAAATAATTTTAACGAGATATTCACACTATGAATCAGGCACACATCTCAGAATCTCTTGCTGGCCTTGATAAAGGGCTCATCAAGAAATACAACCTGGTGCCGTACAGCAATTTTATCTTTCCAGCAATATTCATGGGCATGTACAGATATGAGGATTTCAACCTATTCTCAAAACATATCGGAGGAGCAACAGTCATCTGGTTTGGATCAGATGCCATGGATCTCAGAGAGGAGTGGGTTGATACTCTCAACTCAGCTGTCAACATTGCAGTATCTCAGCGAGTGGCTGATACACTGGAGAGCAAGGGAGTTGATGCCATGGTTTATCCATTCAATGCTGTTGAGGCTGAGATGTGGCCATGTGTGCCAAATGGTGACAAGATATTCTGGTATTCTGGCAACAGCCCAGAGTTCTATGGACAGGAGCTGATCAATGAGATCAAAGAGAGAATTGACATTCCAATCATCAGAGCTGGTCATGACACATTCTCAAGAGAGGAGCTGGTCAGTGTGTATTCTCAATGCTTTCTCAATCTCAGATTGACACCCCATGATGGTTGCCCAAATACCAACATTGAGATGGGCCTCATGGGGAAAAGGTCAATATACAATGGTGATCTGCCAGCATCAATTCCCTGGCATTCAGTGGATGATATATGCAACAACATAATGCTGGAATATTCACTGAGAGAATTTAGTAATAAAGAAGTATCAAAAATTTATCATACATTTGTGAACTATGAAAGAATGTCAACGCTGTTTATTTAATGACTCTTTTGCAGAGATAGGAGAGCATCAATGTGAATACTGTGATCTCCATGACGAGCTGGAGAGACAAGCATCAGGACCTGGTGCCCTTGATAATCTCCTGGAATCCATCAGATGGACAGGCAGAAAGAACAAGTACAACTGTATCATGGGGATCTCTGGAGGAGTGGACTCATCAACCTTGCTATATGCAGCGGTGAGATATTGGAATCTCAAGCCCTTAGTCATTCACTTTGACAACAACTGGAATGCTCCAGAGGCTGTCCACAATATGACACAGCTGGTCCAAAAGCTCGGAGTTGATTGTATCACATATCAAGTCAACAAGAGTGAATATGACCGACTCAATGATGCATTCCTGTGGGCTGGCCTTCCTGATGCAGATATACCAAATGACATTGCCATGACCAAGCTGATGTATGACACAGCTAACAAATATGGCATCAAGTATATTCTCAATGGCCATGATTTCAGAACAGAGGGATCAACTCCAAAGGGATGGACATACATGGATGCAAAATACATCCGATCAGTTTACAACAAGTACAGTGGCCTTGAGCTTCATAACTATCCATTGTTCACATTCAAGGACCAATTGTTCTATGCTCTGATGGGCATCAAGAATGTGAGACCATTCCATTACAAGTGGGATCGAGAGTCAATGGAGGAGGAGATGAAAAGATTCATCAACTGGCAAGATTATGGAGGCAAGCATTGTGAGAATGTTTACACTGAGTTTGTCGGATCATATCTCTTGCCTGTAAAGTTCGGCATTGATAAAAGAATTGTGTATCTCTCAGCAC